CGCTTCTGACTCAGATACAAAAGAAGATAAAAATGAAAAAGCGAATAAATTAAGAGAAGACCTTATTTCCGACATTGAAGATGAAACAATTGGATTTTCTACATTATATCGTCTGCTCTCTTCTCTTGAAGATAAAGAGAATTCTCAAATCAAAAATCTTTTATTAGAAATTATGTATCTCTGTGGCAATGATAGTTTCAATAAAGCTATTATCCAGTCGAAACATGAAATTTCCCAATTAGAAGAAAATGGTGCTGATGTTAAATTGTTTGATATTGGCTTCAAAATTACAAAAAAACAGGCAAAATGCGAAATCGACAGCTAATTACGGCTCTAGCT